ATTCTTTACTTACATCTCCAACATATTCAGTTTCATCTTTTTCTTTAGCGTATATGGAAACTTTTTCACCAATTATTCGTTGGCGAGGCAATTTAACAACTTTTTTTAAAGCAGCTTCCTGCAGATAAACTTGATCTAGTGACTTCCAACTCATAACTCAATATCAATATCTGTAGAATAGCTTTTCATTAGCTGGAGTATTTTGCCAAGTATTTCTTTGGCATTATCTTCATTAACATCAGTGAGATCATTAATATTATCAATATCTTCTGGGTCGAGATTCATCACCATAGCTTTTTTAAGAAGTCTAACGTACATTACTTCACTTTCCGGTGAAAGTGGTACTGTTACTTCTTCAGCTGGAGTATCGTCCACTGGTGCTTCGGTACCTGGTGCTTCGGCACCTGGTGGTGGAGGAGCTTCGTCAGCTTCATTAATTAAATTAAGATCGTATATTTTTTTAAGAAATTTCATATTATTATTGGTCAGTGGTTTTTAATAAGTCTTTATAATCTTGTTCGAGTTTTTTTGTTACCGCGTCATAAGCTGGTATAGCTTTTGCAACAGCTTTTGCTCTTTTATCTAATGATGCTTTTGCGGCCTGCGCTTGTGAACCTAATTTCTTAGCCACCATACCTTTAATACCTGAACTCGCAGTAGCTGCTAGGTCACTGAGGCCTTTTTCTACAGTGTTCATATCTACTTCTTGATCTTCAATATATGCTTCTTCGTCACTAAAGAACCCATCTAATGAACGAATACCGCTTTCTTGATCCTCTATTTCGGTTTCTTCAATATAACTTTTTGGTTCTACTGGAATAAATTTATCACCTTCAATACGTCCGTATCTACCATCTTTATAAAATTCTATAGCATCTCTAAATCTCGTTAAAAAGTCACTTCTTGGTCTAAAACCGTTTTCATCTTTAAAATCATCAGAATAAGCACCAGCTAAATCAGGATCAATTAAGTTTACTGGACCATCAATCCCGAATCTCTCAATAGCTTTATCTCTTATAGCGTCATACTTACGTAATACTGCTAAGTGTGCTTGTTTATCCTTTTTTTGTATAGCATCAAAAATATCATCAGTTAGAGCTTCCATTTGATCAGCATATTCACGTGCATCAGGTCTATCAAAAGGACTTTCAGGCTTATCTTCTTTATTATAAAATGGTGAATCTTCAAAACCTTTTTTAAGAAGCTTTTCTATTTGATCTGCTTTTATATCTCTTTGTTCAGTTAAGATATTATTCGCTAACTCAGTAAATTTATCCATAATAATATTTATTTAATTAGAAGCAGTTTAGTTGACAACCTATTGAAATACTCATCGTTAAGCCACTTCAATTCATATTTCTTACTAAAAGCTTTAGCTTTACTAAACGTAAATTCAGTAAAGTCTTTCTTCGGTCTTTGTATATCGTTAAGTAACATGCTACCTTTACCGCTTTTGCTCTTTAAAAGATGGTCAAAATAAGGTAGACTGTATTTACTGATATATACTTTAATAGGTAATATACGTTTTATACGGTTTAAAACAGTATTTATTAAGTGTATAACGTCAAACTCATCATAAAACTTAAGCATAGAACACTCTGGTAATTGAGTATTGTTAAAAAATAATATATGTTTACCCTTACAGGTGCTCTGCAGAATAGCTTCAGAAAACCCATGAATAATATAGTGATATGCAATTTTTTTAACATCTACGTTGTTAAGGCTTTTATCTAGAATATCAAGCATATGTAGATCATTAATAATATTATCACTAATATTATTTGCAAAAATCTCGTTACAATTAACGAGGCAGATATTATATACTCCTAAATCTAACGATTCCACACTACATTATATCAGTGTTCCTAAAATCCTTAGGTGGTTTCCCGATTCTACAATTAATTATACCGTTATAATAATCCTCGCTTATTAACACATCTTTTTCAAACTGCAGTTTAGCTTCATAATACCCTAATTCATATTTATTTTTACAAAATCTTAGTATTTTGAATAAGAATTTATCTATACCTAATGTAGCTATATCTATATTAAGAGCATCTGATGACCCTGTATATGTTTTCCAATCACTCTCTATATGGTCAATTCGTTTACGTTTTTTACCCTTCAATGGATTGCGTCTAATCTTACGCTTCATTTGTTTTTTACCAATATATTTTTTACCATTAGTGGTGTTAATAATTTCATAGATAAAACCAAAAGCATCATCCGGAACTGCTTGGTAAACTTTCCAATGACCTGTATCCATAAGGTTATTTACTTTTTATTTTTTCTTTTTCTAGTTTTCTTCTTTTTACTCTTACCCACTTTACCGTGCCTTGAATATACTGCTCCGAGAGCAAATGGCTTTCTATAGTCACCGGGTGCATACCAGTCGCCTGATTGTATATGACCTACTGCTGCTGCTGGTCCTAAAGCACCTCCACCAATAGTATTTTCATCCTCGTCATGAATTGTTTTCAGTTTACTATAATATTTTGGGTCTTCGGCTAAATGTTGCTTTGCGATAGTAGTTGCAACAGTCACATCATCTGTATGCTCTAACTCAACCTCTATACCCATTTTTAATTCTTTTTCATCATATTCAATATCTTCAACAGGTTTTAAAAGCTCTATAAATCTACGCTCGAATAAACTCACTGTATCGTTCGTATTTAAAACACTCTTTATAGTTGTTTTCTTCATATTAGTACTTATAATCATAATGTGAGTATTATAGACGGATACGTAAAAGAAATTGAAAAGGATTTACATGTTGATGAATTTAACATTAAAGATGTTTCAATGAAAACGCCTGGTCGTAAGCATTTTTGGGTTAGTAAATTAATACAGCATAAGAAAAATCTTATGACTTTAAAAGCTCAGAGATTTCAACTAAAAAAGGAGATAACTAAGCAAATTATTGAAAAGTCACCTGTTAAAATAACATCACCTATTGCAGAAAAAACAGCGTATCAGCATGAGCAAATGATCGAGCTACAGAGTAAAATAGATGAACAGGAATTAATAATTGAGTTCTTAGAGAAGACAGAGAAGACGTTCAGCGCACTTAGTTTTGATATTAAGAATATTGTTGAAATTATGAAAATGGAAACACTATGATTACCTTTAGTCTTAAAAAAGATAAAGTCCTTATACAAGGCGAACTATTCTCAGATATACGTGAACATTTTAGCGTTAAAGATGATACTGCACGTTTTCGTAAAGGTAGAGCCAAATATTTTGCAAGTCGTATTTACTGCATTACACCAACAGGTTTATTTGAACCTGGATTGTTTTATGACATTATGCGCTTTATTAAGCAAACATATCCAAATGAAGAAATCAGGATAGATAAATCGATAGCTAGTATAGTTAAACCTAGTCTAGAAAACGCGCGCGTATATGACAATCTAACGCATAGTTTAAGAGATTACCAATACGCCGCATGTGAAAATGCAATTAAGCATGGCCGTGGTATACTAAAAATGGGTACCGGGGCTGGTAAAACTTTAACCATATGTTCGATCTTAATGAGTGCGTTCTTGCAACGCAAAGACAGCTTTAAATGTCTATTAATTGTACCGGATCTTACACTAGTAAATCAGACATTTGCAGATTTCGATGAGTATAATGCTTTATTTAAATTTACACGATGGACAGGTAAATTTAAACCTGATCTAACAGCAAATGTTATAATTGCTAATTTAGGTATATTGCAGAGTCAATTTAAAGATAACGATTGGCTACAAGATGTTGATATGCTAATTATTGACGAATGTCATAAACTAAAGAAGAATAATAAAATTAATAAAATGATACAGTCCATTAAAACTGTACATAAATTCGGTTTAACAGGTACATTGCCAGATAGTAAACCAGATGAATGGAATATTATAGGTAAGGTAGGTAGTATAATTTATGAGAAGGATAGTTATAGTTTAAGAACAGAACGTCACTTAACAACAGCTAAGACCTCTATACTTAATATAGAATATAATACGAAACCTATTCATATTAACGGTCAAAATCCATATAAAGGAGAATTAGATTTTCTATATGAAAATAATTTTAGAAATAATATAATTTGCCAAGTATGTACAAATTTTAATAATAACGTACTAATACTAGTTAACCATATCGTACATGGCGAGAAGTTATATGATGTGTTACGCAATATAAAAGGTAGGCAGGTATATTTTATACGTGGTGATGTCGAAGTTGAAGAGAGAGATAGAATAAAGCAGTTAATGGAATCAAATACAAATGTAATATGTATTGCGATTAGCGCTATTTTTTCGACAGGGGTTAATATTAAAAATATACATATGATTATATTTGGCGCCGGCGGTAAAAGCTCTATTAGAACAATTCAATCTATAGGTAGAGGTTTGAGATTACATGACAATAAAGAAAAACTTACAATTATAGATTTAGCTGATAATTTAAAATATGGTAAACGTCATATTGAAAAGAGAATAGAAATTTATAAACAAGAAAAGATACCGTTTACTGTAACAAAAATAGTAGAAAAATAGGTACATATAATTTATAATTAACTTAGTATGGCAGTAGAAAAGATAGAAAAAATCGAACAAGTTGGGGTTAAGAAAAAAAGAGGACCGAAGCCTAAGATTGATGAGTATTATGTAAATCCTGGTACATTCAAACAGCAGATTGAAGACTACTATGAGACTGGAGTGTGTATACATGAGTTAGCTAACTCTTTAAAAAAAATTGCATACGGTTTAGGTAATAAGTCTAATTTTATTAACTATACGTACAAGGATGAGATGATAGGCGATGCGTTAGTTAAGATGTATACCGCTCTTAAAAATAAGAAGTTTGATGTAGACTCTGAACATAATCCATTTTCATATTTTACTACAATTGCTTTTCATGCTTTTATTAATAGAATTAAGAAAGAGAAGAAGCATCATGAAACTCTTTGTAACTATAAAGAGATGGTTTATGAAGAAGAAATGTCTAATGCTACTGATGGAATGGTTTATGTTAAACCGAATTCAGATGATATATTATAGTAATTAATGAAAAGCAAAGTTGCAATATTTTCTGATATTCATTTAGGTGTTCATCAAAATAGCGATTTTTGGCTAGGTATAGCTAATAAATGGGCTGATTGGTATATTGATGAGATGTATAAGCAGAATATTACAGATATTATTTTCTGCGGTGATTTTTTTCATTACCGAGATGAGATCAGCGTGAAAACATTAAACTTCGCAAAAGATCTTTTAGATAAATTCAGTGAGTTTAATATTACCATGATCACCGGTAATCATGACGCGTGGTATAAAGACACATCAGAAATTAATAGCCTCTCAATACTAAAAGGTAGAAGTAATTTAACAATATATGATAAGCTTCAAACTATTACAGTTGGCAATAAACACTTAACCTTCTGTCCATGGGGCACGAAGATTGAAGATATCCCGAGCTGCGATATAATATTCGGTCATTTTGAATTAGAGAATTTTAAAATGAACGGATTTAAGGTTTGTGACCACGGTGATGATCCGGAAATACTTATCTCGAAGGCTCCTTTAATTTTTACCGGGCACTTTCATTTAAGGGACGAAAAAACATTTGAAAATAGAAAGCGAATTGTATATGTTGGAAATCCGTACGAGATGGATTTTGGAGATTCATTACAACAAAAAGGATTTTATACTTTAGATATAGATAAGTTAACATACAAATTTACTGAGAATAAAGTAACTCCAAAACATATTAAAGTATTTCTTTCGAAGCTTATTACCGATAAAGATCCCATTAAGTTTTTTAACGATATTATTACAAATAATATTATCAAGCTTATAATTGATAAAAACATTAACACTGATCATTTAGATTTATTAGTAGCAAAATTAGCTAGTTACAAACCTTGCGAAATTAGAATTGATTACGATGTTAACTATAATAAAGTTAAGTTTACAGAAGAAAGTGATTTTGATCTCTCAGGAGTGGATATAATTGAAGCTATAACTGAATTTGTAAATTTACTTGATATTGAAAATAAAAGCGAAGTTGTAAAATATACAACTGATCTCTTCGCTAGATCTACCGATAGACCATAATGAAATACGTTACATTTAAACAACTTAAAATTAAGAACTTCTTATCTGTAGGTGAAGATGAGGTATGCGTCGAATTCAATAAAGGGCTACATATTGTAACCGGTATAAATCGAGATAAAGAAGATAGACGAAATGGTGTCGGTAAGAGTACTATTGCCGATGCTTTATATTTTGCGATCTTCGGTAATACTCTCAGGGAGATTAAAAAACAGTTTATACCGAATAATTTAACAGAAGGTAAGTCAGTTGTTGAATTATCATTTACGATAAACGATCCGCATTTCGGCACAAATGATTTTCATATTATACGTACTCTCGGGCCGTCAAAATGTAATATTTTTAAGAATGGCGTTGATAAAACGAGAGATACAATAATTAACACTAATAATTACATTGAAACTATCTTATCATCTTCCCCGGAAGTTTTTCAAAACTGCGTTATTATGACGCTCAATAACCATATACCTTTTATGGCTAAAAATAAGATTGACAAAAGAAAGTTTATTGAAAAGATATTTAGTCTTGAAATTTTTTCTAAGATGTTAACGGAGTTACGATCCGATCAAACACTTATTAAACAGGATTTTGATACTAATATAACTCGACTCGAAGA